AGCGTCTCTGTCCTGGCGATTGTCAGTGCCCGGGTAAGGCCGCCGTTGAACCGTTGCTCGGTGGCGTCCATGATGCGGGCGGCGGTGCGGCGCGGGTTGTCCCCGACGGCGATGCCCCGGATCAGTGCCCGCTTCATCACCCTCTCCGTGTCCGCGGCGAGGGGTTGGGTGGCGGAGTGGATCTGGCCCGTGGTGCGTTCGACAATGGCAGCCAAAGCGTCCGGGGACATCCTTGTGAAGGACAGCCCCGGTGCCGTGGTCGGCGGCATCTGCGTGGCGACGACGGCGGCGTGCCCTTCTACAGCGTCCAGGACAGCCTGCCCGACGTCGTTCACGACCACCGTCTCGGTGGTGCGTGCCAGTTCGTCGAGCATCGCCCGGCTGGTTTGGAGTGCGTCGCGGAGCCGGATGTTCTTCGCCACCGTGGACTTCGACACGGTCCCACCGCCGGCCACAAGCTCCGTGATGGCAGCCTGGAAGTCCGGGGCGAGCGTCGCGTACGCTTCCACCCACGCCCGGGTGAGGGCGAGGGTCTGGGCGTCGGTCATCCGTTCGAGCTGCGAGCGGAGGCGGTCAACGATGCGCAAGGTGTCGGCCGTGACCGCCATCCGAACCCCCTAGAAGTTGCCCGTCATCGCGGGGCTGTACTCGAATGACGTGCCGATTGGACGCCGCGGCCCGTCGAACTCGGCATTCGCTTCTGTCATGCCTTGGAACTGGAAGTCGATCGGAAGGCCCGTGCTCTTGGCCATCCAGTCCGTTAGGGCAGCGTTTGCGAGCATCAGCCACGCCTTGTTCGGGAACATGCCCTCGAACTCGGAGTCGGGCAGGATCATCCTGATGTCGACGTCCCGGTAATCACGCTTGGTGAGTGCCGATCCGACGAGCATCGGGGAGGCATTGAACACCTTCGAGAGGTGCATGCCTGCGACCTTCAGACGGTACATGTCCGGCACGCTGATGTATGTTGCTCGGTTCTCAGCCATACCGCCTCCTACTTCAGTGCTGCTGCCGGGTCGGTGCCGTCACGGAACGCCTTAGCCGCAACATCCCCCGCCGACGTGTTCGGGTCCACAAAGTTCCCGTCATCGTCCAAAACGTCGGCGAGGAGCTCGTCAATGTCCCGGACCTTCAAGGCACGGAGGACCATCTTCAGCATCTGCACCGGCGGGACAAGGCCCATCCCGTCAGCCTTCGCCAAAGCTTCCATGAGGATGCCGAGGTCGATCTCGGCCAGGTCCGGCCAGATCACTTCGACGGTCGCGTCGGTTCCTTCGCCGAGGTCCACGAGGAGACGGTCCCCGTCACGGACCACATAGCCCTTCAGGGGCCCGCGGGGAGCGATGACGGCCTGCTCCACCACATACCCGCACGACGCCCGGTACGCCTGCGCCCAGACTTCCTGACGGGCCTGCATTTCGAGGCGCTGCGGGAGGTCAAGGGTTTCGGCTGTCGCACGGTTCCCGGTGATGCCCGGGTCGGCGAGGAGGATGGTGACGTTCACGCCCAAGGCTGCGGCGGCCATCGCGGCGAGCGGCCTGCCCGACTCGGAGTCGAGGGTCGCGCCGGTCTTCGGCACGGCCTCAATGGACTGGCCTTCACCGAGGGACACGGAGGATCCGGCGCCGAGCTTGTTCAGTGCTTCGAGTCCGGCGCGTTGCGTCTGTGAGGCTTTCGCTTTCGAGGAGGAGGCGCGGAACGCTATCCGGGACAGTGCCCGGCACAGCGTGGCCCAGTCTTCAAGGAACTCCTTGTACGACCGGCACCACGGCAGCGCGGCGAACCCGTCGCCGACACCCCACAGCTTCGAGCCGTACGGGTTGACCTTGACCTGCAGGACGGGGGCGTCCCACATGACGTCCACACCGGCGTACTGGCGTGGTTTGGTGAGGGGCTGGTACTTCAGTGCCGGGTACAGTGCTTCACGCTCGCGGTCGATGGACCCGAACGTGGACGTCAGGGTCGTTTCGACCCAGCGGCGCCGGTAGAACCAGTGAGTGGTCTTGTCCCCGGGTTCGGTGATGATCTCGCTGATCTCATCGAACGGCAATGGACGGACCTTCACTCGGCCCGTCAAGGGGTTGGTGAAGTGGGCGAGGAACACGTTCCCGTCGGTCCCGAGCTCGTTCTCCAGCGTGACCCGGGCCTGGGCGCCTGTGACGGCGTCCATGTTCCCCTCATCATCAAGGAATGCTTGGATGACGGCGTCGACGTCCTGGGACCCGTCCTCACCGTTGGCGCGGGCGTTGATCTCCACACCCTGCCCGAAGACATACGATGCCCGGATCCCGAGGCCCCGCTTCATGAGCGGGTTGGCGACGAACATCACCCGGCACAGTTCCGCGTTGCGGGCCAAACCGTCACGGGAGAACTCGGTACGTGACGCAGCTGTCATGGATTCCCAGCCGGTGTCCTCGTACATGAGCTGCAGGCGGGCGAGGTTCTCGTTCGCCGTGTCCAGCCGGTACGCGGCATCCTCAAGACGCCACGCCTCAACTGTTGCTTCGGTGGTCTTCTTGCGGAGCCCGAGGGATTCCATGATGCCCGGCATTGTGGCTCCCGTCAGTAAGGTGTGATCGCGTATCCGCGGAGGTCGTTCTCGATGTACTCGTCGGTGTCGATCGGGTCATACAGCCCCGCGGCGAGAGGCATCAGCAGCAGCCTGTTGATGGCCTGCGAGAGCGCGTCGATGGTGTCGTCGTGGGCGCTGTTGGGGAAGTTCTTGGCTTCCTCGATCAGCTCTTCCACGTTGGGGAGGAGTTCCGCGTCGGGCAGGACGACGTTCCCGGACTCAGTGAGCGGGGAGATCGCCGACGCCCTGGCGTACTTGCTGCCCTCCGGCTCGATGGGGATGAGGCCGAAAACAGTCTTACCGAGCGCGTTCATCACGGCGGGCCCGTTGGCCTTGTCCTCGACGAACTTCGCCACAGCTTCCGGCCACTTCGCACTCATGGCCGTGATGGCCTGGCATGTGGCCGTGAAGTTCAGACGTGCCCGCACCTGGTCCAACAGGTACGCGGTGTTGCCCACCCTTAGCCATACCTGCCCGACGACGTAGTCGCTGGACTTGGTGTCCTTGAAGGCGAGGTCCCACGATTGCACGAGTTCGTGGTCGTCCCGGCCGATACCGGGCACACGGCGGGAGCCGTCGGCCTGTTCGAGCCACATCGGCTGTGAGTAGCGTGCCCATTCTGCCGGGAACACGCCGCCCTGATCCGGGGAGGGCCTGCCCTGGTAGAGGGACGCCCATGTTCGGGCGCCGGAGGCGATCTTCCGCTTGATCCACTGGGTGACAGTGCGGCGGCGGGCGGATTCCATGAACACGCCCGGTTCGCGGCCGAGCGGATCCGTTTCGCCCTTCTCGGGGCGGTGGTCCGCTTCGGCGGGGATGTTGATGACAGTCCAGTCGGCCCCGTCCTCGGCGGCGAGGAGTCGGCCGGCGAGGTCGTCGGCGTGCCAGCGAGTGAGGATGAGCACGACGGGGGCGCCCGGTGCGAGGCGGGTGAGGGCGGTGTCTGTCCACCAGTCCCATGCCCTGTCCCGGTACGTGTCCGAGTCGGCCTGTTCACGGTCCTTGATCGGGTCATCAATGATCATCAGGTCAACGGGCCGGCCGGTGAGTGCGCCGCCGATACCGGCCGTGTACACGCCGCCCTCGTGGCCGTCGAGCGCCCATTCGTGCTGCGCTGCGAGGTCAGCCCGGACGGCGAGGCCAAGGTCTTTGCCGTGGGTGGTGATGTCGTCACGGATCGCCCGGCCCCAACGCCTTGCGACGTTGGATTCGTAGGAGGCGATGGCGATGCGGAGTTCGTTGTTCTGGGTGAGGCACCAGAGCGGGAACCGGCGGGACGCCCGCTGAGACTTGCCCTCCTGCGGGGGCATGGAGATGATGAGCCGCGAGTCGGGGGTGTTGAAGGCTTCGACGAGGGCGGCGTCGATCAGGTCCAGTGCCGGTGTCTGAACCGTCCGGTGATCCAAGGCGATGGCCATGTCTCCGGGGGTCGCCCACTTCGGCGGCGGTGCCGGCTCGAACATGCGGGCGGCTGCTTCCCACATGGTCAAGGTCACGGTGTCCTCCAGTGCTAAGCGGCGGGTTCAGACCGCCTTCAGATACCCGTCCAGGTTGCCCCAGATCAGGTGTGGCCCATCCCAGTAGGCGCCAGTGTTCAGCGTCGATGGTGACGTGGCAGGTGGTGCAGCGGAGCCATGGGCAGGCGGGGGAGGTGCAGTGGAGTTTTCCGTGGCGGGTCATGGAAGCGGTGCAGGCTGGGCATGCGTCCATGGGTGCCTCGTGGTGTGGAAGGTGGTGAGTTACTTGCTCTGGCTGCGTTTCCGATTGTTGGTCAGCGTGCGTTCACTCAGTTGCGCGGGTCAGATTCGAACTGACGACCTCAAAGGTTATGAGCCTTGCGGGCTACCACTGCCCTACCGCGCACCGTGGTCCCGGCTCATGTTTCCGGGACCTATTCACTTATCTGCCGCGGTCTTGCCGCCGTGGCTCGGACATCCTTGTACCAAACCCGGGAGGTTCTGCAGTCCTCCCGGGTCCGGCGGAGCGGCAGTCTACGGCTGCCGCGCTCGCCTCCCGTTGGGGCGGGAAGTATGGTGCCGGCGCCATCACGGCGAGCGGCGTGCGCGTGACCCTGCGCGGGAGATGGGCTGCCTCCTGGGGGTGAGTGCCTATCCGGTAACAGGAAACCCCGCCAGGGTGGAAGTCACCGGGCGGGGCCTCAGGTACACGCGTGCGGGGCTGTTGAGCCACTAATCACACACTAAAAACATCCTACATTACAGGCCCTAGGATTGTCTAGCTTTGGCTAGGCGTGTCGGCGGTCCACTCCTGCAGGTAGTCCGGGTGGTCCGCGTAGACGGCGACGACGGCGCGGATGGTCGGGCACGGCCACGACTCCATCTCGTTCGTCGGGCCGCCGCAGCAGGCCGGGTCTCCGCAACCGCTCACCCCATCAAGACAGACGGTGCAGTCGCCCCAGTCTTCGGTGTGGTGGGCAATGATGGCCCGCTTCGCCGCGCACTCAGCCAGGACACGGGTCGGGTCGTTGCGGGCGATGTGCTGAGCCTGGGTGTGGTCCGGCGTGCCTTCGTCGTACACGATGACCGAGCCGCCGTAGTAGGACTCGTCGCCGTCTTCGTCGGTGATGACTTCACCTCCCGCGTGGATGGCTCCGGTAGCACCACCAAACCCGCTCACAATGTCCCATGACGGGCCATCACTGGATGCTAAACGCGCCACGGTCTCATCCTCCGCGATGCGTGCTTCGAGGAACTCGGTGATGTTCATGCGCCCTCCCGGATACTCTTAGCTCGCATTTCGAGGAACCCGGCCAGCGCGCTGAACCACAACCGTACGAACGGATTTCGGGTAGGGTATGCATCGCACTTTGCGGCGTCCACCTCATATGCTGCCGCGATGACTTCGCGGTCACGGTGAGTCAGGTTCATGCGGCTATCCTTTCACGTCGGGATTCTTCAGCTTCGGCGCGTTGCTTGGCCAGCCTGGCTGCCATGATGCGTTCGCTCCGGATGGCTGATTCGATGATGGCCCGCTCCCATAGGTTGCGGACCTTGCGGACCTGATAGACGGCACGGCCATCTTCCCGGTAGCCGATGGGGCGGAGCTTCTTACGTGACACCCAGACGGCCACCTTGTTCTGCGGGAAGATCAGGGCCCGGATGGGGTCGGACAGGATGCGGGACAGTTCGAGGGCGGTGGCTGTTGCGGGGCCGGCTGCCACCATGGCCCGCTCCCGCCAGTCCGTGACGTCCCAGGTGGTGCCGCAAGTTGTGCAGCGGGCCTCCGGTCTGCCTTCGGGCGCGTAGACGGGTGTGCCGCAGTCGGGCAGTTCGTCCGGTCCGGGACAGATCCCGGCGAACAGTTGCGGCCCGCGCCTGTCCATCACCGCATCACAATGCTGGAGGATCTCCCGGAGCTCCCGCTTCAGGTCAGGCGCCCACTCAGCCGCACGTACCTCACGAATGTGTGCGAGCAGTACGGCCGCGGCCTTCACCGCGTGGGGTTGGTGGTGGCCGAGGGTGTCGGACCAGCCGGTGAGGATGACGTTCAGGGTCCGGCCGGCGTCGTAAGCGCGGGAGTTGGTCGGGGCTGACGGTTCGGAGTGACCCGATGACCCCACGGAACCGTTCCCCACATCCAACCGTGCGGCCGACGCCCACAACGCCTCAACCGTCAAGGCCACAATCGTCAAGTCCTGTTCAAGTTTCCCCGTGCACTCGTGGCAGAGGTAGATCCCGGCAGACAGGTTTTCGCACGCCCCACAGCTGATTCCCATGGACCAAGTTTAACAGCGATTCCCTAGGTTTACCTACATTTGTGCATGTATCCTGAAAGGTTTTAGTCCAACGCGGTGAGTGCACGCAGTTCCCGGGGGACAATCGTCGGGACCTCCGCCCACTGCTCCGGCGACAGGTTCAACGCCGCCAGGATCCGCTGCAGCACCGACGCGACCAGTGTCCCCTGATCCTCGGCGATCTTGATGCGGCGCTCCTCGATGCCGGCACGCAACGCAGCGGCGGAGACCTTCACCAGATGCTCCCGCTCGGTCATGTAGAGCTGGTACCAGACGTTCGGCGCGGACTTCTCCGTCGTCGTATCCACCGGACCTTGTGGTCCGATGCCCTGGTCGGTCTGGGTGCGGCCCCACACCAACTCGTCAGCGCCGAGCTCCTGGACCTTCCCCCGCAGCCACTGCACATGCCCATAGGTAACCGCGATCTCATCCAGCAACGCCTTGGCCGGATCAACGTCCACCGGCAACCCGAGGGTGACCATGGCTTTACCCAGCTCAGCAGCAGCCGTGGCCTCAGCCTGACGACGCGCAGCAGCAGCCCGCACCTTCGGAGACCCACCACCGTGACTAGTGCACACCGTCCCACCCTTGATGGGCGGCCGGCCACACGGAAGCCCCGCCCGATTCGTACCCTTACACAACCTCCGTTCCATGGGGTGCGCTCCTTCCCGCAGCAATCATGGGTTCATCCGCCACGACCTCCACAATGGACCAGCCGTCAACGCCATCCGTGATGCCGAAGTACTTCTCGGCCCCTGATGCGTTGATGCAGATGTACCCGTTGTCGCTCGGCTTGATCGCGACCCTATCGCCGACCTTCCAGCCTGGGTTATCCGCCATGGGGTGATTCCTTCGGATCAGTCGCTTCCGGTTTCCAGATGGGTAGTTGAACCTCAGCCGCGGGCGTGACGTTTGCGGTGAACCCGCCGAGGAACTCCAGTGTCACCCACAGTCGTCCGAGGACCTCTCGTGGTGGCTCCATCCAAGGGTTGACGGTGATGACTGTTCCCTGGTGGTTCACTCGGCTCAGTTCTCCGGTGATGCTGTTCCCGCCGTCGGTGACGATGACGAGCCGGCCGATGTGGGTGCCGTTGAGATCTGCGGCTTTCATGCGGCTGCTTCCTGTCTGTGGGTGTCGGCGCAGTTGATGGTGTCGTGGCCGGTGAGGATGTTTTTGATCTTGGCGTAGTTGAAGGTCCCGGCACCCCAGTCGAGTTCGAGTTGGTAGATGGCTTGGCGGTTGCGTTCCTCAGCTTCACATTCAGGCATTGGGGTTCCCCTCGATGGTTGCGGCGCGCTGACGTAGCTCATGCTCGGCCTCGTTGAGGGCTTGGGACCATCCAACTGCGTGCCGGTCCTCCGGGTGCAAGTCGCGGCGGTGGTCTTTGTCCCGGACCATATCCGCCGCGTCCCTCAGCGCCCCGGTAGCCGCAGCCTTGACTGGCCCAAACCCCGCAGCCATGAGAGCGTCGGCTAGGTGGTCCGCAGTGGTGTACGCCTGCCCAAACAGGTCGCGCTTCAAGGTTTCGCGGATAACCTCGGCCATGGTCTTCACTGGGCCACCTCAAGGTTGATGCCCGAAAGCTTGATATCTTCGCCGGGATTGTAAGGTTCCTTGAGTGCGTTCTCGATGGCGGCGACAGTCGGGCAGGGGTAGCCGTTCTCGCCGTTGCCGCAGACCTGACACCCGTTACAGAGGTGCCCCCGGAACAAGTCCTCAGTGTGCAGCGCGAGTACGGCGTCTACGGCTTCGGTCAGGCGGGCGTAGTCTGCCCGGAACCGTGCTCTTTCTTCGCGGGTGGATGACGCCATGTAGCGCCCACGCGCCTTGATGCCGTCCAGAACCTCGCGGGCCGTCACGGCTTGGCCTCCAGTTTCTTGATGCCCTTGCGGACCTTCTTGACCCACGCCTTGGCCGTATCCAGATCTTCGAACGTAATGTCAAGGTCGTCGTCCGAGTCAGTCAGGCTCACGCCGCCCTCACGGCCATTGAGAATGATCGGCTGAACGATCACGTCCTCGGCGTCGTCTGAGTAGATGAAGTTCATCGTGTTCCTGTCGGGTAGTTGTTGCCGTGGGTGATGGTCCAGCGGTGGTCGGCGCGTTCCTGGTCCGTGAGCGCATACCAGCCGGCTTCGGTCAGACCGTGGGCGGACGCAGCCAACGCGTCCTGCAACGGCAACTGAGTCACCGCCGCCATCATTCGGTGGCCTCGCGCTGGCAGTAGCAGCCGCAGCGCCCGGAAGACGGATCGGCCTGCCCGGTGGACGCGGCGTGCTGGATGTCGTCCGCGTCAGCCCATGTGTGCCACTCGGAAGCGTGTTCCCCGAACTGGCAGGACCAGCACTTCGTGTAGCAGACCATGATGCTCTGCGGACGGTTCTTGAGTACGTCCATCAGTTTGATGGTGGCATCGTCGCGCCTCTTCCGCTCGTGAATGGCCTCGACTAGCGCCCGGCCCTCGGCGTCTTCAAACTGTGCCGTGCTCATTCGACTTCCTTCCCGGTTGCCCGGATCGTGGCTAACAGCACCGGGTCCATGCCGCGCAGTTTGGCGATCAGGTTCGGGACGGTGGGTGGGAGACCGAAAGTCTCCGTGGACGGGGAGGCAGTGAGGGCTGCCGTGGCGGTCATGCGCCTTTGTCCTGACCGAGCCAGTAGCAGCGGCATTCGGAGTCATCGTGCCAGCACTCCATCTGAGACACTGGCTTCCCGATTGAACGGGCGTACTCAATTTCGCGGGCGGTGGATTCCCCGATGTAGTTCCCGGGGTTCACGACGTAGACCTGATCGGCCATGTCGATCTTCTGGAAGTGCAGTTCGTCGAGCTTCACTTTATCGGCGTCGGTGAGAGGGTCACCCATGTGCTGGAAGACCCCGGGTGCGAGCACGATCAGACCGGCCATGGTGAAGCGGCGATTCGCTTCGACCATCTCCGCCTGGAAGCGTGTTGACCCACAGATGCAGATCACCTTGGGTTCGGTCATGACCGGCCCGCGTTCGACAGGGCTGAGCGGCACTGCCGGACAACCTCACCAGCCTGCCGCACATGCGCCCACGCCCCATCCACCAACGGAACAGCAACCGCCGCCTGCAACGCCGCCGTGTACGCGTTATCCGCGTCGGCAAGGTTCTGGGTGAGGCGGGCCAGCTCGTGGATACCCGCAACGAGACCGGCGTCCGCGCTCATGCCCGTCCACCCTCTTCCATGTCCCCTACGCAGATCCCTTTGCACGTGACGCAGATGGCTGAGTCATGCCATCCGGGCTCTCCAACTCCTACCCCTGACAGTGGCCCCCCGTACCATCCCATGCCCCACCGGTGTTCGCTACCGAATCGGCATGTATCGGTGTGCGTTGGACAGCATGTGCGGGCCTGCACTGGCTTGCGGACGCGTGCGGGCTTTACCCTGATAATCGTCGTACTCATGCCCGGGCCTCACGGATCAGCAGCAGGGCGGCGAGGGAACGGCTGTCGAGGGTGTGGTGCCGGCCGGGGATCGTGTAGCGGATCACGTAGTCGGTGATGCGGCGGGAGGGGCGCCAGGCTGAGCGGCGCCGGGGTGTTGCTATGGTTGAGACCATCGGAAGTACCTTTCCGGTATCGCCGTCCGGGGCTCTTAGACCATCCCCGGGCGGCTTCTTTATGTATAGGGAAAGTCTATCAGGTTTTCCCTAGGTTTCCCCAAGTTTGTCTAACTAATCCATATTCTTTATAGGATGGGCACAACGAATCAGGGAAGCTCCCGAACCGTCAAGATCAGGGCCGCGGCACCCTTCGGGCCGGGGAACAAGAACGGGCCCTCGACGAACTCGTTGCTGTCATCAGCGCACATCCCGTGATCAATGAACCCGTCAACAATCGCCTTAGCGGTCGGGTAAAAGTTCATCGCGTCATACGTCCCGCCGCGTTCCTTCACGACCAGGCCCGTGATCTCTACCCGCCCGAGTCCCTGGGGGAGACCCGCGCCGGCGGCGGCAGTCTTCGCGTTCGCCCGCCAATCTGCACGGATGGGGGACAACACCCGCCAGTGGTCCCGGTCGTTACTGTTTAGGAAGGGTCCCCTCTGGAACAGCTTGCCCGTCTTCCGCTTCCGGACCGGCTTCACCACCGGCGCCGGCACCATCACCACCCACTCACGCATCAGAAGCTCACCTTCTGCTTGTCCCAGCCGTAGTACTTCTGCCGGGTGGCAGGGTGGACGTTGTCCGCCGTCCACGGGAACGGGCCGCCGCGTTCCAGCCGCTTCGGCCAGTCCGTGCCCCGGGTACGGTCACCACGCCACCGCTGGATCGACGCAGCATCGCTGCCCTCCGACTCCGGGCCCAGACCGAAGCCGAACTCCGGCCAGCCCATAAGAGCCGCGGACCCACGCGGGGACAGGTCCCGGACATGCTGCCCGCTTCCCTTAGGGGAGTGACCCTCCATGACCAGCACAATGCCCCGGTCCCGCAGCGAATCCAACGCCGTGATGAGGGGCGCCGCGTCGTCGTCGTTATTGATGCCGTTCGGGACCATCTTGTAAATCGGGCCGATGAACAACACGTCGGGCCGGTTCTGATCAATCAGCCGATGCACCGCACCCAATGCCGCGTCCTTCGTGAGGTCGATCCGGCCGTGGCAGGCAAGGTCCAGGTTCTCCGGGTCCGCCACACCATATTCCTTCGCCATCCGGGTCATCCCACGGACCTCCTTACGCCACTGCCCTTCGGTGTTCTCCACGTCCACGACCTGGACCCGTAACGGTTCGATGTGGTCCATGGTGATCGGGTTGATGCCGGCCGCGAACTGGATCGCCATCTGACGGATCCAGGTCGACTTCCCGAACCCTTCAAAGCCGGTAATGATCATCCGGTCCCCGCGCTCAAACAATCCCGGGACAACCCAGTCGTGGTCTTCCGTGACGGCCAGGATCTCGGAGAGCTTCTTGGACGTGATGCCCTGCCCGGGCGTGTTCTCCCGTATCGATTTCAAGCCTTCCAGTGCGTCACTGAGCGCCTTCGCCGGCGGCAAGCCCTCCGTGCCTGCCTGCTGCATGAGCTTCTGCCCGGCGGCCATCAGGGCTCGCTTCACGGCGTCTTCCCGGACCTGCTTGGCGTAGAACTCTGCCGTGTGCTCGGACCGGGTGGCTTCCATGAACTTGAACAGGGTCGCAAAGTCCACGCCCAGCGTCCCGCGTTCCTTCATTCGGACTGACACCGTGTACGGCTCGATAGGGTCTCCGGCGTTCCGCATCTCCGCGATCACCGCGAAAGCGTCCCCGAGCTGCGGCCGGTAAAAATCGGCCGGGGACACTATCGTCTCCGCGAACCGGATGGTGTCAGCAGACAGGAGGCATGCCCCGATCAGGTAGTGCTCTGCGCTGTAGTCCGGGTTCATCGGTTCGCCCACCCATACTGAGCCGGGACAACAGACAGGTGCGGGGACGCTGCTTCGTCTTCCCAGCGTCCCGCGTTCAGCCAGGTAGCCGGATGGGGTGTGAACTTCGGGTCCTTGCCAGCGACTTCACGCTTCAGCACCTCGATCCCGGAGAGGATCGCTTCAAGGCTCGCCATCCGTCGAGCCTTGACCAGTGCCTTGATCGCGTCCTGCTTGCCAACGCGCCGGGGATAGGCTGCCCAGAAGGTCAGGAACTCCTGCGACGGCGAAGCCGGTGCTGAGGGGGTATTTTTACCTTCCCTTCCCATCCCTTCCCTTCCTAGGGGGAGTGTGGGTGAGTCACGCTGAGTCTCAACCAAACTCACCGGAGTTTCGACGGGGGCGAGGGAGTCCGACTGAGCACAGGCGGAGCAGCGTGTTTTCCAGCGAGGGTCAATCTTCTGGTGATCCTCGAAGCGTTTGACGTGCAGATACGTTCTCCCGTCAGGAGAAACAATCCGCGTGACCCTCCCCTGGAGCATGATCTCAGCAAGCAATTCGTTGATGTTGATGTTGTCCATGGGGAGTATTTGTAGCTTCAACTTCATCGCATCATCAGCAACATGACCGTGATCGCACATGGCGAAGTTCCACATTCCGATGTAAAGCAACCTCGCAAATGGGGAGAGTTGAACCATGTTCCCATCGGTCCAAAAATCCGGTTTGATGGTCCGTATGCGCGCCATTACGCGGCCTTCCTCTGTGCGGCCCGGTAGGCCCGCTGGTAAACGTTTTGCGCTTCCTGGCAGGGCTTGCAGCGCGGGGTTTTGTGTTTCCCGTGCTGACGCCACCCAGCCCGTGTACCGCACAGGGAGTAGTCGAACAGTGGCATCTCAGTACGAGGCTTAGGCCCGGACTTCGCCCAATGCTTGGGACGTTCAGGGTCGTACTCGGTCCCGCCGTACACGTAAGGCCTCATGCCGCGACCTCGGCAAGGTGGTGGCCGCAGTTCGGGCACGCAGCATCAACGGGGATCCGGATGCTGTTCGTTTGCCCCTTCGCGATCCGCAGCATCTTCTTGTAGGCGTTGTAGGCGGTACGGCACGGCTCACACGCCTTCGTTCCCTCCCTGCGGTGGACGGCGTGGCCACCGAGAGTCCCGCAGCCCTGGAGGTTCAACCTCCCCGAACCGCGCCGGGCCACCTTCCGGTCCTCCGGCGCCACACCAATCATGCGGCGCTTGTAGTCGCGGGAATACTCGGCCTGCGCCTCCCGGCACGGGTCACACACCGGCTCACCGTGCTTCTGGTGCCGCCGGTAGGCCGGGTTCTTCCACGACTGGACGCAACGGACGGTCTCGTCGCACGTCTTGCAGTGAGCCAGTGGCATGAGGAGGTCGAAGTTTGGCCGGCGGTTTCCCTTGAGCCAGAACATCACATACATCCGGTCGCGGGACTGCGGCGCCGGGAGCCCGCCGAGTTGGGCGTGCATGGAGTTCATGTAGACGATGTGGTGTTCATAGCCGAGGGCGGACATTGCCATCAGCCAGGCGTCGAACATGACCCACTTGGCTGCGTCCACCACGTTCTCCGTGATGATTAGCTTGTACTTGTGCCATTCAGCGAAGCGGGGCACGTCCCACATGGTGGCGCGGGAACGGTCTGCGGCTTCGTCAGCGATGGAGTCCCCGAACAGGTCATGCTGGTTGGTCACGCGCTTCTTGCCCTTGGCCACCGAGTGGTTCGTACACTCGGGACTGGCCCAGAGGATGTCCGACGTCGCGATGTAGCGGGGATCCGTGATTTGGATGTCGGCGCAGACGTGGTCCGTCTCGGGGTGGTTGGCGTTGTGCGTCTCAATGGCGCGGGCCCAGTGGTTCATGGCCGTCTTGATCGTCACGCCCGGAACCTCCAGCGCCCCGGTCGAGGACCCTCCAGCACCACAGAACATGTCCGTCGCGGTCAGCTCGCTGTTGGCCAGCTGCATGGACCGGACCAGGCCGTCCAGCATTGACTTGCGTTCGAGCAGCGCGGCGCTCATGCTGCTCGGCCGTTGATGAGGGCGTGGATGTTGGACCGTCCCGTCCCGGCGGCGTCTCCGCAGGCCTGCAGGGTGTGCCCATCTTCATGGGCTTTTCGGATGGTCCGGACGTAGAGGTCGTTCACGATGCGCCGTATGTCGGCGACGTCCTTGACCAGTTCAAGTGTGTCTTGCGTCTCATCTATTGCGGACGCGCTAAGAGACTCTGTATTCTTCATGTAGATCCCACTCCAGCTAGTGGTGATGGCGAGTCGGTGATAGCACACCGGCTCGCTTTTTTGTTTGTTGGTATGAACAAGTCTACCTCAAGATTGTCTAAGTTTCCCTAGTTTTGTACTTGGACGCGCAGAAAATGTACTCAGTTTCCCCAGCATCCTCTACCTGTACCCAGCGGCACGCGAAAGGGCCGGGCGTCCGAAGACACCCGGCCCCTGCAGGGATCGGCTTAAAAGGGCGGTTCGCTGTCGGAGCCGTTGCCCCAACCGCCCGCATTCGACACGCCAGGGGTAGCCCACGGGTCTTCCTGCGACTGGCCTGCTGCGGCGTTATTGCCCCAGCCGCCGCCCTGACCATGCTGCGACTGCCCGCCGCCGCCGAAGCCGCCGCCGCCCTGCTGCCCGCCGTTGCCGGTGCGCTGTGTGCGGTTGACCTTCGCGTTCGCGTAGCGCAGCGAGGGTCCGATCTCGTCGACCTCCAGTTCGATGACGGTTCGCTTCTCCCCTTCCTTGGTCTCATATGACCTGCTCTTGATCCGGCCGGAGACGATGACGCGCATCCCCTTCGTCAAGGACTCAGCAACGTTCTCAGCCGCTTCCTTCCAAACCGCGGCCCGGAGGAACAGTGTCTCCCCGTCCTTCCACTCATTGGACTGCCGGTCAAAGGTGCGCGGGGTGGACGCGATGGTGAAGTTCGCCACTGCCGCACCGCTCGGGGTGAACCTCAATTCTGGGTCAGCGACCAAGTTTCCAATGACAGTGATCGTGGTTTCGCCGGCCATGGTTAGGCACCTGCCAAGAGGTCGGCAATACGTCGGGCCACTGATGCGCTGACATCCAGGCCATCGGAGTCAATCGCGTGACGTACCTCGATCACAAGATCCGGTTCGTCTTTGTATTCTCCGCCCACGATCATCTGAGACTCGGGAATGATGACGGTCACGCTGCCCACCTCGACTTCTTGGTAGGCCTTCGTAACGACCTGTGGGTCGGTGAACTGGAGCTCTGCTGTTGCGGTCATGTTTACGCTGCTTCCTTAGTTGTGATTACTCGGTTGTAGATGTTGTCGATCAAGTTCCATGTCCCTGTGGCGAGGTCGTAGAACGGTGTTTCCTCCGGGGACTCCCAACGTGAGAGCTTCCACCCGTACTCGCGGGCCGCGCCCGACCACTTCGTGTCTGACTCGATCAGCCCGTTCACGAGTGAGCACATGACCAGGACATTCGCCGGGCGGTCCAGCACTCGACTCCCGCCCATTCCGCGGTTGATCCGGTGCTGCGGCACGAACGTGTCCTCCCGCCCCGAACACCCACAGGGGCAGTGCATGTCTCGGGCGAGGTAGAGGGCGAAGGCGCGGCCGTTCATGCCGCCAGCGCCTGACCCGCACCCTGCGCAGCCCACTCGGACTTGATCGCAGAGTTCAGCGAGCGGCCTATGTCCAGACGGTCCCGCAGCACCTGGATGGCCTGCCGCGCAGCACGGAGCTTCTGGTCCGCGATCTCCGCGTCCAGCTTCGCTGTCTCCGTTTCGAGGATGGCCGTCTGCTTGCGCAGCCCTTCCGCGCCGGTGGCGTTGATGAACGCCCGTGCGTGGGCGACCTCGAAACGGGACTTGGCCCGGACGGCCTCCTCGTCCAGGCGAGCGATCTCGTCCTGCTTCGCGTCCAACTGCCGACCCAACTGGGCGAGCATCATGATCACTTCGTTCGTGGTGGGGGTGTTCACGAGGCCGCCTCGGTAGTCGCAACTACCTCGACAACCACACCTGACTGGAACTCAGTGAGTGGGTGCTGGGTTATCCACTGGGCAAGGTATCGATCACAGAAATCCCTCGGCCCGGCACCCACGAGGAGCATGGATGGTGGAACGGATGTTTCGATTGCTGCGCGGTGAGTGTTCATGCTGCGCCGATCCGGGGTAGGTTGTCGCTGAGTTCGATGGGGATAAACCCTTCACGCCACGCCCTGACAACGGACAGGCCCCGGTCCTTCGCAGTGTAGGTCAGGGTGAACTTGGATGGGTCGGCCGCCGGCTTGAACTCCAGCCCCTCCACCAGTTCACCCTCATCCGTGATGTAGTTGGTGTCCGCGAGCTTGGCGTCCTCCACGATGTGAGCGACCGCGGCCCCGGTCAGCCTGGTTTCCGTCCAGCCCTCAACCGGAGGATGCTCCACCGTCTCCACCAGCTCCGGGCGGTGGGTTTTGCACCACTCCAGAAGGTCCGCCGTGTTCGTCACAACAGGCTCAGCCTTCGACTCGTTCAGCGTCAACGTAGCGACCTTGTCACCAGTCGGAAGCTGGACCGTCCACGACTTGTTACCCGTCTCCTTGTACTGCTCGACCAGCTGCGCCAGCACCTTCTTACGCTGCTCCTCGTTGACGTCCTTCACCACGGTAGCCATGGCACCCATCAGCGCGGTCCTCAGTGTTTCGTCTTTGATGCTCATACCACTGCCCCTTCCAGGACGTTGTCAGCCTGCTCAGCTTCGGTGATCTGCTTGAGTTCGTTCTCGATCGCTGCGAACATCCCGAACGTTTCCGGGACCCCAGCGTTCTTTGCCGTGTGACGGAGCGCTTCGAGCTTGGCCCGGTTACCCCTGGCCTCTCCGTACATCTGCTTCCAGTTCGGTCCCGCGGGCTGGGCTTTCGCTGCTGCCTGTCGTGCGTGGAGGGCCACGGATCCGGCATCCTCGTTCGGGTCCGCCTGGGGATGGGTCTCCGGCATCTTGGACTGCTGCTGTGACTCGTCCAATACGTTGGCCGATGCCTGCCCGTCAGCCCCGGAGTGTTGCCGGGGCGTCGTAGCACCCTCGACGTCCAGCCCAAGCTGGTGCCACAGCCAGTCAACGGAGAAGTCCTTGACAGGCCTCTTGTCACCAACGGGAAGATCCAGCTTCAAAGACCGGATGCCGCTGATGTACGCCTTGCCACGCTCCGGCATCTGCACGATCCCGCCGACGTCATACGGCAGGGACTTCTGGCCCTTGATCTTCTCGGACTTCTCCTTCGTCGGCTGCCCCTTGTCATCCATCACGGTGACGACGTCCAACCGGGCAGTGATGATCGACGGGCCGTCATGGTCGCGGAGGACATCCATGATGTCCTGCCAGCGTCCCGTGGCCTTGTTCCACAGGTCCGGGCCGATAGTGGCCTCACTGTCAGGGTCGTAGGGCTTCTTCCACTTCTCCGCAGCTTTCTTGGCACGCATGTTCGCACGCTCCTGCGCCTCGTCCGAAAGCATCTCCCAGACACGGGACCCGGAATCCAGCACCAGCAGGTTCGGTTTGCCGTCCACACGTGGCTGCTTCGATGCGTCCAGCAGGGCGGAGAGGATGGACTTATGGGTGCCGTCATGCTTTGCGATGCGGAACCTCGCGCCGGGGATAGCACCGTACTCGTCCGGGTCGTCCTCGCCCACACCGATCCAGTACGTCTGCCCGATCAGGTCCGACGCTGAGGCTTTCGCAGAGGCGTAGGACTTGCCGGCCTTCTCGCCGCCAGCGATCAGCAGTATTGGCCAGGTGGGCTTGCCGGTTGGCTCCCTGAACTGCGTAGTCATCGTGTCATCTCCACATAGGGGTCGGATGGTTCGGTGGTGATGCCGTGGCCGGCGAGGACCGCGTCAGTGGGTTCGTCGAATGGGCATTCGCAGTAGCAGATGTCGCGGCGGCATTCCTCGCAGCGGACCCGGCCGCCGCAGCAGCACTGGATTGGTCGGATAACGGTTTCGGTGCTCACAGTCCCACCGCCAGGGCAACAGCAGCGGGGATGGCGTGGGCGACGATCAACCATGCGGCCACAGTCGCTGTGAGTGCGGCGAACCGGACAGCGGCCCGGACCCTGATCTGACGGGGGCTCATGCTGCCAGCTCCGTGATTGCGGCGACCCGGTAATCCCAGTCAATCCCGCCGGTCTTGCAGTCTGCGGTCCACTCTTCCGCGAAGGCCTGAGCCGATTCCTTGTGCGTGTGCTGGTTGCCGACCATGATCCCGCCGCGGTCAACCACGATGTATCCGAGAATCTTCATGCTGCCAACTCCCAGCGGGTCCGGACGCCGGCGACCATGAACTCGATCTCACCAAACATCGGCACCGTGATCCACGACAGGACCTGATCCCGGTTGTCCACCGTGTAGGAGCCGTTGAGCTGAAGGTACTCGTGGGTGCCGGCGGCCAGCTGGCGGAGTTCGAGCGCGTAAGCCACGATGGTGTCGAGATCGGCCCAGTGGAGGTCTTTGTCGATCAGCCAGGAGATCCGGCGTTCGAGTGACTGCAGTTCGGCTTCGGAGTATCCGTGGCCGGTGCATTCGGCGGCGAAGTGGCGGGCTTCGGAGTAGATGATGTTCGCGGCGGTGTCCTTGTTGAACAGGTAGCCGTGGAAGTCGTTCGGGTTATGCTGGTGCGGGCTCACGTTTTCTCCTTTGTCGGTGGTTCGTGAGTTGAGGGCCAAGAGCTGATACCTCTTGGCCCTCTCTCTTTTGCTTATATAGACACTCTAGTAG